GACTGGCAATTGGAGGAAATGGCACGTGGCGAATGGTGGTGGACCCAGCGGCCAAATCAGGTTCCACCCGAAGGAACCGGACATTTCATTTTCCTGGCGCTCGCCGGTCGTGGTTTCGGAAAGTCACGAGCCGGTAGCGAATGGTTAGTAGATCGAATTCAGAAGCACCCATACGATACTCATGGCGTACCCACAGAATGGCTGGTGATCGCGGAGACTCTGGGCGATGCCCGATCAGTGTGTATTGAGGGTCCGGCCGGGATTCAGCGGAGCCTGGAGCGCCAGGGGATCATCTACAAGTATCTGAAGTCGCCCCGCCCGATGATCATCTTCCCGGACGGCCAGAAGATCTACTGCGAGGGTGCCGACAACGAGGACGTGGGCCGTGGCTACAACGCGGCCGGGGCATGGCTCGACGAGATCTGCAAGTGGCCGAAGGCGTACGACTCGTGGACCCAGGGCATCATGCCGTCCCTGCGCGCACCGCTATTTGGGGATCACCCCAAGGTCTTCATAACGACAACGCCCAAGCCGGACAAGTTGATCATTGACCTTGTGAACCGGGACGACGGCACCGTCTACCTGATGCGCGGGTCGACATTCGACAATGCCTCGAACCTCTCCTCCCAGGTAGTGGCGGAGCTGAAGCGACAATATGGAAACAGTGACCTCGGTCGTCAGGAACTCTATGGCGAACTCCTGCTGGCGATGGATGGGGCACTGTTCAAGCGCTCGGATATCGAAGCCTGTCGTGTTCAGGCGGCACCCGACGACATCGTGGCCATGTGCGTAGGCGTCGATCCGGCCCTCACGGACGAGGGCGATGAGATGGGCGTGGTGGTCATGGCCCGCACACGCGACGATCACCTCTACTGCCTTGCTGATGAAACCGTGCGCCTGGCCGGACGAGACGCGGCTCTGCATTGTTGGCGAACACTCGCCGCGTGGGGCGGCGACACTATCGTCCTCGAAGAGAATCTTGCCAAGCATTGGATGATCCAAGTCTTCCGGGACGCCTACTTCGAACTCGTAGGTGAAGGGATGTATCCCGAAAACACTACGCCGCCACTGGTCAAGATCGACGCCCGAATCGGAAAGCGGACCCGTGGTGAACCGGTGGCTATGCGGTCCCAGCAGAGGCGCCTGCACCACGTAGGGGTATTCGAGGAATTGGAACAGCAGCTGTGCCTATTCACCGGCTGGGATGGCAAAGAATCGCCGGACCGGCTGGACGCCTACGTGCACGCCGCCCGATTCCTGATGAAGGGTGAGAAGAACAAGGTCACCATTTACAACCCAATGCAGTATCTGCCGAAGCTGGACATCTTTGGGTGAGCGCGACGTTCTATCACATAAACGCAGGATTCCGCTACGCTTACCTCGTGATCTCCGTCTTCTCCCTAGTCTTGGCGGCGATGGCGTCTATGCGTCTGACCCGATTGGCCACGACGGATTCAATAACAGAGCAAGCAAGAGTCTGGATCGTCGCAAAAGCGAACAAGGATTGGGTGGAGACACTACTTACGTGTCCCTGGTGTATCGGATTCTGGATCTCTGGAATCGTCACTAGTGTTACGTGGTTCTGGCACAACCAATTCTGGCTACTGGGGCTGACCATTCTCACCGTCTCGCAATTGGTTGGTTTGTTCTCACGTCTGGATAAGGGATACGACTAATGGCTTTCCGCAGGGCCTCGACCCCGTTGCCGGTGACCTCCCCCGGCAAAGCCATGGTTGCCTCTGCTGCGATCTATCCCGTCCCCAACATGATGTGGCGGACTTTCCGTTTCACGGACGCTTCGTGGCAGAACGAATTGTGGCGGCTTTACGACCTGATCCCCGAGTACCACTTCCTCGTCAACTGGGTCGGCGGTGCCTGTGGGCGGGTTCGCGTCCTCGCCGCAGATGTGGATGAGAATGGCCGCGTTCAGCAGGAAACCGAAGACAAAGAAGTGGCTGATCTTGTCGACAATATGCTCGGCGGACCGGACGCTAAGAGCGAGTGCATCCGCTCTATCGCTATCAACCTCACGGTGGCTGGTGAGGTCTGGATTATTGGACGCACTAATCCGCAGAACAATTCTGACGAATGGCTGGTGGTGTCCTCCGTCGAACTCCGCCGGATGCAGGGCGGCTACTACGTCGGACTCGCGGATGAGCGAATCGAACTCCAGGAGGGACGCGACCTCCTAATCCGGGCGTGGACTCCGCACCCGCGCCGAATGATGTACCCGGACAGCCCGTCCCGTGCGGTCTACATGATCCTCGTGGAGATCGAGAAGTTGACCCGCTACATCTTCGCGCAGATGGATTCCCGGCTGGCGAATGCCGGTGTCTGGTTCCTGCCGAAGGAACTCGAATTCCCGGAGTCCACGGCCGAGGGTCCAGGCGGCATGGAGGGATTCACCAAGCAACTGGTCGACACCGCCGTGGCCTCACTCAAGGGCGAGGGTTCGGCCGCTGGCGTGGTCCCGATCGTCATCGGTGCGCCGGGCGAGCTGGTCGACAAGATCCCCGATCCGATCATGTTCAACTCGGTGCTGTCCGAGCAGGCGATCCAGCTGCGCGAGGAAGCCCTCAACCGGCTGTCCTGGGGCATGGACACCCCCGCCGAAGTCCTCAAGGGCATGGGCGAGGCGAACCACTGGTCGGCCTGGCACGTAGACGAGTCCACCATCAAGGCCGTCATCGAGCCGCTGATGAACCGGATCGTGGATGCGCTGACCAAGGCGTACTTCAACCCGGCTCTGGTGGCGCTGGGCAAGGACCCGAAGAAGTTCGCCCTAACCTTCGATACCTCGGCACTGACGGTACGCCCGCAGCGCCTTCAGGACACGCTCAACCTGAACGCCGTAGGCATCACCTCCAATGAGTCCGTCCTGCTCGCTGGCGACTACAAGCTCACCGATGCACCGAGCGATGATGAACTCAACTACAAGTGGGCGCGGGACATCGCTAAGCAAGATCCTCTCCTCCTCCAGAACCCGGCCTTTTGCCGTATGGCAAAGATGCCACCTGACTTTATTGCCGAAATTGAGAAGCAGCAGCAGGCGTTGCTGAATGCGGGACCACCGCCGCCCCCTGCCCCCGAAACGACGGTGGTCCCCCATTCCATGCCGGAGACCATGCCGTCCGAGTCGACCGCCGAGGGCGCCCCAACCAAGGCCAAGAACCCGGAGAAGGTCAGGCAGCAGGCCAACACCAAGCAGGTCACCCAGTCGAAGAAGGCGCTGGCCGCTTCGATGTGGACCGGCTACTCGGCCATCATGTCCGCCGTGGACGTGATCGCGTTCGAAGCGGTGAAGAAGGCCGGGAAGCGGCTGCTGACCCGCGACGTGCGAGGCCGCTACACCGAGGTGCCCGCCGCCGAGATTCATTGCCACGTCAAGGTTCGGGATGTGGAGCACGCCCGGATGCTGATGGCCGGATCGTTCGAAGACCTGGACCGGGCCGTGTCCCACTTCGGGGTAAACGTCCCGTCTGTCCAGTCTGCTGTTGCTTCATACTGTGTGTCACGACTTGTCACTGGTCGCCCGTATGACCGGGATGGCCTTGAGGAGTTCCTAGCAAGTGAGGGGGTGCTCGATGTCTGAGGGCGAAGTTGGGGACATCAAGGCCCGTCACTTGTTCCGCTATTGGACTTCAGGTCCAGGCGCCATCAAGATCGGCTGGGGTGTGCCCCACGATTTCGATCGGTGCGTCACCCTTCTGACCAAGTATTTCCCGAAGGACCCGAAGGGTCTGTGCGCCAACCTGCACCACCGGGCGCTCGGCGTCTGGCCGGGCCAGGAAGAGGGCGGACGCCACGGCCACCACCTGAGCGCCTCCGGTGAAGAGGAAGCCCTCGTTGCCTCCGCGCCGGTTCCCGTTGACACCACCATGCCGATGAAGTGGATGGCTCCACTCTTCGCCTACGACAAGCCGACGACTGATGTCCGTGGAAAACGAACCTTCCCCCGAGGAATGGACTTCTCTCACCGAGAGCTGCCGGTCCCGCTCGAATGGTCTCCGGTTGGTGGACATGGCAACGCTTCTGCTGTCGGACGCATTCGAGGCGTTGACCTCGACGGCGACTACCCGGTGGCGTGGGGTGATCTCTTCACTGAGGACACTCACCCGCAGGTAAAGACGATGGTGGCTGAGGCCCGCGCGGGCGTGCTCGGCCTGTCGATGATTCCTGGCGGCCCGGTCGACGCGTCCCTGGAAGCTCTGCTCGACGCGGACGGCAACGAGACCGGCTCCTACAACACCGTCTTTTCGAAGTACATGATGGGCGGCGCTACTGCGGTACGCACCCCGGCGTTCGCAGGCCAGCGGATGCTGATCTGGAACGACGCCGAAGACTCCGCAATGGACGAGTTCGCGGAGTTCGACCCGGACGCCATCAGCGATGGTGACGCCGACGCCTATGAGCTGATCGCTTCCGGCGAGTACAACTTCCAGGTGCTTCCGGGCGGCTGGGAGAACATGAGCGTGGCCGACCGCTACGCCAAGTGGTCTTCCGACCATGCCGTCCAGCGGATCTTCACCTGGGCCGGTGGTCAGCCCGCGAAGCTGGCGCAGGTGTTCCTGTGGCGCAACCCGCAGGGCGACCCGCGTGCCACCACCAGCTACCGGTTGCCGATCGCGGACATCATCGACGGCGATCCGGTGATCCTCTACTCGGCCGTCTACCACGCTGCCGCCCTGCTTCAGGGTGGCCACGGTGGTCTGCCGATGGTCAACGACACCGAGCGGGCGCAGCTAAAGCAGATCGTTACCCGCATCTACGCCAAGATCTCTGACGCTCTGAACGTCAAGCTGCTGGCTCCCTGGAACCGGGCACCGACCCGAACCACACGACCGCACATGGAGGCGGAGGGAATGGACGAGACCTACGACCTCGCCGTCAATGGCGGCGGCTGGTCCAACATGCCGATGGCCGCGCCGGACACCGCCTGGGATGGCGGCGCCGCGAAGAAGGCCCTGGGCGAGCGGGCCGGGATCAACGGGGACAACCCGTCATGGCAGAAGTACGGCGAAGGCTTCCTGTGGCACGCCGAGTCCCCGCAGTCCACTGGCGACTTCAAGCTGCCGATCGCCACGGTGGTCGACGGCAAGCTGACGATCATCCCGCGCGCCGTCAACGCGGTCGCCTCAGTCCTGGCCGGTGGTCGCGGTGGTGTCGACATCCCGGACGCGGACAAGTCGCGGATCGCCAGCATCGTGGCCGGGCTTCAGAAGCGGTTCAAGGATGGAGACAACAGCATGACCGCAGCGGGTGCGCCCCTGGCTCCGCCGACAGCTTGGTTCGAGGACCCGAAGCTGCCCGGCAAGACCAAGATCACCGTGGATGACGCGGGCCGGGTCTTCGGCCACCTGGCCGACTGGACCACTTGTCACCTGTCCTACCAGAACAAGTGCATTATGGCTCCGCACTCGCACAACGACTACGCCGACTTCCACGTCGGCACCGTCGTCACCGAAGAGGGAGACGTTCTCGATGCCGGAAACCTCACCGCCAACACTGGTCATGCCGCACTATCACTTGGCGCCAGCAAGGCTCGATCCCACTATGACGACACGGGTGCGCAGGTGGCTGTGGTCCGCGCTGGGGAAGACGAGTTTGGCATTTGGGTGGCCGGAGCCCTTGTGCCCGAAGTTGACATTCCGGCTACAGCTGCACTCATGCGACGCAGCCCACTGTCCGGGGACTGGCGCGCCGTTGACGGTCACCTCTCCCTCGTTGCGGCTCTTCATGTAAACCGCCCCGGCTTCCAGATCAAGCCGATGTTCAGCATGGACGAAGACGGCGAAATCCTCTCGCTCCAGGCTGCTGGCGTGCTGCACGAGAACGTCGAGAACACCGTCTACATGGAAGGCGTCGGCGGTGGCACGATCGTGCACACCCCGCAGGTCTCCACCCCAGCCGAGGAGATCGA